GCACCCATAAGGATAACGCTAAGATGTCCATACATTTTCTTTCTAATCAAGAGGTTGATAAAAGCACGGAAGTTCTCCAACGTGCCAGTGGGTTGTGTGTTGTTAACAATATTCTCTAAGCCGGTCATGGGCACGGTAATAGGCGCCTTGTGCGCGGTATAGATTTTTCCTGCGAACACAAAGGTGTTATTCTTTTGCCAACCGTAACTGGTGGGAACTTTCAAAGGCGTCTTTTCCATGTTCATCTTTTCTACGCAAGCTCTCACATAGTCGGCCAGATTCTTGTCGTTGCCAGAACCGAATGAACTGATAACGCGTTGTGCTGCCAATAACTTAATAGCCTCAGCGCCCTTTTCCATTGTTGAACGCATGGGGATGTCAATGGATTCTGCGCCGTCAGGCAAATTGGCCATGAAATGTACGGTGTGTTCTTTCTCATGCCTGAGTATGTCCACGGGGAACAAGTCAAACGGCAGAATCATCACTTGTACTTTCATCTTGTTGCCGTTGGCATCCAAGTCTTCTTTCTCCATGAACACACCACCACGCTCACCATAAGCGTAGCCACGTGGGGGCTCGGGTCTCTTGTATTCTTTCTTGTCGATCTCTACGATTTTCTCTGTCGTGGTCACTGCCGTGGCACGACCCAACGCTAACGGATTTGTAATCTTTCCCCAGTGCATACAACCGGGGCAAACACCGGGGTTTTCACTATCGAGTTTGGTACATGGATAGGGCCCTTTAATCTCGGACAGTTTCTGGTGCATGCGCCCTTCATCGTAAGGGTGAAGTTTGCTGAGCCATATTGCAGCTTTCGGACCGTCCTCGCACTTCTGCGCAATGCTGAGTAACCCACGCCAGAGTGGCTCCATACCATCGTCACTTGCGTTGTTCACGTAGTGGTCGAGCTGTCCGCAACCTGTGCCGTTGGCAGTCTTTTCTGCAATGATCTTAAAGCGCGTGACTGAGTTCTCAAACAGCTTGACCGTCGTACCGCTTGACGCAATCGGTGTTCCTGCTATATCCAGCGACACGCGCGGCTTAGTGACTGTCTCGTAGGCTGTGCCCACAAGGTGCTTCTCAACCAATCCACGGATGTCTTCAAACTCGAAGAAGTCTCCCTCGTTCTTGAAGCGTACATTGGTAGTTTCCCTAACCTTCTTCTTGCCTTTGACGCCGGTGTTGATGGTGTCAGGCACACGCAGAACTCTGGACGCATCCCCTGTGATTGTGTTGTCAATCGCCAGTTTCTTTTGATTGCACAAGCGCTTGAACCCCTCGGCCACAGGCTTCCATTCTTCTTTGTCCACAGCGTCTGTGAACGGCCAGTAGGCATGCACGCCACCGCCTGATGCCACCATCCAAGGGCTACCAAGATCGCTCAACCCAACTTCATCGCAGAAGTCTAGTATTGCCTTGGCTGCCGCTTGAGCGGATGGGTACGCCTTTGGTTTTATGACTCCGTCTTGGTCCGGTACATCCTTTGGATGATTACAGTCCACATCGACAGCAATGCATTTGACCATCTGCATATTTTTTGCCGTGCGTTTGTCATCATCCCCAAAAGTACCGAGCGCAAAGTAAACATCATAGTTGTTCTGTTTCCACAGGTTTATTTTCGTTTGGGCTTCTTGTAAATCATTGACGAATACATGTTCTTTTTTCTTGGTTAGTTCTACCACGCAATAGCGTCCGTTACCCGGAGATGGCAAAACCGCCGCCATAAACTCTAGCGGTTCCATAACAATCCTTTGGGTTTACTTGAAGAGGTCTTGCTGTCCGAGTTGTGGGTAGGGACGTGCGTCTTGAATGTCGGCTTGCATAAAGCGTCGCAACAATTCTTTCTGATAGTCTACTGGCATACCCTCGGGACGATGAACAAGTGTTTCTGCAAAACGTGCAAGCTCATTGTTGGTTAGGGTTCTAGGTTGTATTCCTGACATATTCTTCTCCATGCTTCGTCGGCCGTCTTAGACGTCGACATGATTTTAGTTAAAAGTTCTACCCTGTTTTGGTACGCTACAAAGACGTCCTTGCCTTCAAACCAGTTGTACACAGTCTGTCGGGTCACGCCTAACGCAATAGCGATTTTGGTAACAGGAAAATCCAAGTGGATAGCCCACCGCCCCAATGTGCTCCCAAGAGTTTTGGGGGAACGAGCTACGAGGTCTATGATTTTTTCTGAGTATGGCATTTTTAGAATGGGGACAAATGTCCCCGTTGTTGTTACTCGTCGTCCCAATCAGAGATAACTGCAGCCAACTTTTCTTTCTTCGCAGGCACAGCGCTTGGCTTTGCCGACTCTTTGCGAATCTCTGGCTCGCTCGTATCTTCTTCAACAGGCTCTGCTTTCACCTTTGCTTTTGGCTTGGGTGCTTCTTCCACATCGTCGTCTTCAACGAGGGGCTTGCCGGGCAATGCCAAAGCGGGTTTAGCTTTGACGCCATCTGTTTGTGAAGCGGTCATGCGAATAGCGTCGTCTGCTTCCTTGGTGTTAGCCTTGGCTTTAGCCAATTCAAACTCAACTGTTGACAACCAACGCACAGGGGAGAAGAACAGTTTGGGAGACTCGGCCTTGGTATCAAACTTCATGCGAGTCACAATCTTCTCAACGTCAACAGGAGGAGACGCCAATGCGAGGTGACGAACATACGCTTGTAGTGGGCGCTTGTCGCCGTCTTCTTTACCGAACACAGATGTGGCAGGCAAAGTCAACTGTAGAACTTCATCGGGATTATCGGCAAGCATTACAGCCAAGCGTTGTTGGTAACGGCAAGCACGGCTATTACCTTGGCCTGAACCGGCAATGTTCTGTTTGCAAGACATACAGGTCTGACCTTGTGGCGCTTTGATAGAAGCGTCGGGTTTCTCGCCATCGTTAGACCAGCAGTCTGGTCCTGTAATGTTGTCGCCATCATATGACTTCGCGTAGAAGATACGGCTGACCTTGGGGGCAGCTTTAATAACGATCACATCAAGATGGCGCTCTTCAATGGAGGCCATCTCTTTGCCACCGGCAACCAAGCGAAACACACCGCCTTTGATGGAGATACGTTTGGATGTGTTACCAAGTGCACCACCCATGAGGGCTTTGGCTGTTTCAGATAGTTCGCCTGTTTGTGCAAAGGCAGGTACGTTTGCAGGATTAAATACAGATATGTTACTCATGTGACATGCTTTCAGTTTGATGGTTTTGTGATACGAATCTCGTACTCCGTGATGGAGTTCAAGCCCGGAGGAACTGCACCGGGATTTTCTGCAAGGAACTGCGCCATGTTAGATTGGGCAATACGCTTCTCCAACAGATCGACTGCGTGGTTCTCGACCACAAAGGTCTTGAATGAATCCCAATCGTTCGTTGAATACTTGGTCTTGTTAATCAAACTGACAGTGCCGTAGGCAGTCTTTAATGATGAAACCCCGCCGGACTTCATCATGTCTTTGAGCGCAAACTTAATTTCCTCTTGTTGTGCTTTGAGTTCTTCAAGTTGCGTGTCGTACTCTTTGGTAAGAGTGTCGACTCTTTCTTTTATCTTGCGATAAATCTTAACTAATTTTTCAAGTGGTACAGTTTCTGTTTCGACTTCCATTTGTTTCTCTCTTTCGTTTATTTATGTTGTCAAGGGTTAGACATTGTAGCAGTTATTTATTTCATTGCAACTCCTTATTTATACTGATTTCGTTTTCAAACATTTGAGTGATTAAGTGGTTATCACTCACCCTACTCTCCAAGGCCTTGAACATTTTCTTCTCAATGGGTGAGCCTTGAATATGTACAACAGTTACCTTGTCTGAGTTCTGTCCCTTGCGGTCAGCCCTTGCGATCGCTTGCGTGTACTGCTCTACGCTCATCAGGGGTCCGTAGAATACCACGGTGTCAGCTCTTGTCAAGGTTATTCCATGTGCCGTTGCTTGCGGTTGCATAACCAGTACGCGGGGGCTATCTTCATTCTGAAACCTGCGAATAATATCCGAGCGTTTTGTTGGGCTAACTGCGCCGTTGATGAAATCAACACTTATGTTGTGCTTAAGTAAATGGTTGTATATTGAATCAATAACTGATCGGAACATAGCAAAAACTATTACTTTACGATTAGTCTCTTCCAATATTTCTTCAAGCACATTGAGTCTTGGCGTGGCGTCAAACTCAACGATCTCTTTGTCATCGGTGTATGCTGCACCGCAACTGATCTGTAATAACTTGGATACAGATGCCGCCGCATTAACGGCGCTAATGGTTTCCCCTGCCGCTTGTACAAGCATTTGATCTTTGAGCAGGTTGTAGTACTTGGCTTGTTGTGGTGTAAGTGGTACCTCGCGCGTCATGGTAATCACGGGAGGCAAGTCCAAGCATTGATCTTTGGTAAACCTGATCGCAGGTTGCAGGGCTTCGTGCACCAAGTCTTTTGCTTCGGGCTTGGGCGCCCACTTGTACATCGTGACTTTGTTCATAACCATGTCTCTCCATCCTGTGTAGAACATGGGAACGTTGGTTGGATTGACGAGCTTGGCAAGGCCGTAGGCATCCACAGGAGACTGGGACGCAGGCGTACCGGTCATCATCCATAGGTGCGTGTTGGGGTGAATGATTGACTTGAGTGCCTTCCAACGCTTGGTGGTCACTGTCTTGTACGCGTTTGCTTCGTCAACAATAACGAGATCGAACTGGCCGTTGTTGTTAATCTCATTTGCAACCAAGTTCAACCCATCGTAGTTGGTGATTACAAACTCATAATTCTGTTGGATCATCTCAATCCTGCGGGTAGCCTGCGGATGGTGCGCGACAATGGCAGAGCGATGGATGATACTGTTGTTCAAGTCTGATAGCCACGCCGAGGTCATGATGGAGAGCGGGCAAAGAATCAAACACCTACGCACGTGCCCGATGTTCATCAGATAGTCGGCTGCCCACAAAGCAGATAGCGTCTTGCCAGTACCGGGCTCTGAGAACACAAAGGCTCTGCGATGTAGAGTCAAGAACGATGACGTCTCGATCTGGTGTTGCATGGGCGTGAAGCGACCGGGCCATGTGTAGTTGCGCTTGATGGGGGACGGCACGTTCTTAACGCCCAAGTTCTTGAGCACGCGTGCTTCTTCAAGTCCCCAGTAGACGGCTACCTTGTAGCCATCTTCATCTTCAAATACCTTGTGCTTCGGTATAACGCCATACTTCTCAGGGTTGCGTGTTTTAAATAACAGCGCTTTGTTTTCTACAATTTCCATTTGCTTCTCTCTTACTTCTTGTTCTTGCCGTAGATGTTGCCGTGTTCATCACGCCAACTTCGATTAACACTCTTGGGTACTACCCGCAAGTTCTTGGCAACGTTCTTGCCACCGGCGTCAAGCATCTTGATGTGATCGACTTCCTTCTGATCTCCCTTCTTGACTTTGCCAAGTCTCATCTCAAGAGCGCGGGCTTTGTTTCTTTCCTCACGCTTCTTAATTTCTTTAGGACTTGATTCATACTTCTCGTTGTACGCAATCTTTTCTGCGCTTGACTTACGTTTGGTTGCCATATTTACTCCTTAATGTTTTGGATGAAATTCACAAGTAGTCACCGGACACCACGGGCACAGCGCAGATGATTTTGGATTCCACGTGCCTGTTGCATGGGCTTCTTCAATTCTAGCGATGCGCTGTCTGTATTGCCACCACTCACTGGAAGTTTGCTCCACAGTCATGCTGTGCTTTACAAAGTCTTCCTTGACCACAAACAACAAAGCCGAGTTGATCTTCCGAATGTGGGGCATATGTGCAAACACCATGAGTGACATGAGTTTGAGTTGCTCCCGATCTGGGTACTTGTTGTTACCTGTCTTATAGTCCACGACCCAAGCAGTTAAGTTATCGTCGTCAACTATAAGCAAGTCAGCAACTCCACGAACCCACACATCTTCTGAGAACCAACCGGTTGGTTTAAGATCAATGTTCAACGCCATCTGATACTCACACAGTTTGCGCCCTTCCTTTTTGTTCAAAGCGTCTAGCGCGCCTTGTGCATACATGAATGCTTCGGGTAAGTCTTTGCCTTCCTTGATGTAATCTTCTGCTGCTTTGTGGAACTCTTTGCCGTACAACGTGGCTTCGGTATCTTTGAATGGAAATTTCTTGAGTACCTTGACCTCGTGGTATCGGCGGGGGCATCCCTCATATTCTTTGAGGGAGCTGTGTGACCATGTTACTTTCATTAGAATCTCGCTGATTGAATGGCTTTTGATAAACGCCTAGCAAATTCTTCTACAAAATCTTCTCGTCGATTGAGTTTATATTCGCCCATGTCAACAAGAATAGTGTGCACAAGTTCATGCCAAAACGTCTCCTTGATTTGGTCCTTGTTGTACTTCTTGCCAGTCAAATTACTCTTGGCGCCAATCTTGATCTTTTGCTCAGGATAGTTAACCCTACCCATCTCGCCTTTATCAAGAAGCGCTTCAACCACTTCGACCGAGTACCACTTTGTACCAACTTTAATTTTGCGTGGTAATTGTTCTACCATTTGTTTCTCTCTTTCGTTTTAATTTTTAGCTAACCCATATCTACGGTGCGCACCCCCATCGGCATCCAAGGGTATACCCGGCATGTAGCGCGGCGCCATAGTCATTTGCTCCAAGACCCAAGTCTTGGCTTCATCCACCTCAGCATCTGGCACGACGGCGATTAGCTCGTCGTGCACCGTACCTGCTATGAAGTATCTTTTGGATACTCTGAGCATTCCGTCTGTCATCACAATGCGTGCAAGTGCCTGTGTGACATTGTTCGTTATCTTTCCTGCATACAGCTTGGTAGCGTCTGGCCCGTACACGTACTGGCTCCTACCTTTATCATCTTGAATAATTCTTAAATCGGGGTACAGCAATTTCATGCCGTTGGGTAATTGTATTTCTTCCTTGCGAAATGTCAAGCA